CTTTGATGAGTTCCTCTCTGATCTGTGCAAAGAGTGGTGATACATGTCTCATCATGACGAAACCCTCATTAAGAAACATGAGAGTGAAACCAATCCAAAATATCATATACGATTTGTTTTCTTTAAGTTCTTATTAATATAGTCACTAGACTCTGTGTATTTGTTAGATTTTTTGAAACTACTAACAAATGCACCTACCAGTGCTGGTTGTAAGAGATAGATCTCTCTGTTCTTTTCGTTCTTCTGTATCTCATACTCATAGTTGTTCACTGGTCTTGATAATGTAGAACCAGGTATAGTAACTAGACTTGCTCCGTTGTTGAAGGTATGACTACTTGTATAGAAGTTCTCATCAACATAGAGACCAGCAGGTTGTAGTACTACATCTTGTACGCTTTTATATTCAATTGTTTCATAGTGATGTGTGCCAGAGTAAGGATCATCATATTTGTCTTCAGCATATATTCTGATAGCATTATCATCCATTGGTAAATCATATCCAGGATTCACCATGTTATTTGTTATTGCTATCACCCAATCATAGAAAGGATTTTTATAGAACTTCATTGCAATAGTATCTAATCTTTCACCAGTCTGTATGACATACTTGTCAAAGTATACTGCGTATTCAAATATGTTTTCATCGATTGTATACTTCTTGAAGAAGTTTGTCGCAACAACATAATCAGATTCCGAGAACGGATAACTGATGGGAGACTTGGTGTATTCTATACTTGGTAATAATCTGAAAAACATTATAGACTCGATGAATTATTTGATATTTCTTGGTCGAAGATGAGTTTTGTCTCTAGAAAGTCTAGTGATATCTCTGTTGCAACTGGAGCACCATCTGCATAGGTTGCATAGTTTCCGTCAGGTGTATAGTTTACTTGTACTCTAGTGATTGCACATGTTTTATATTGTGTCAAGTATGGGTGTAAACCTGAACCTTTCATGAAAGATACTCTACACATGTGTGGTACTGTGATCATGTTTCCTCCACCAATAGAAACTTTATCAGATCCTTTAGCATCATTGCCACCGTCTTTATCTAACCAAGAACCTGCGTTCTCATCACCAAAACCTGGTAGTGATGCTCTTTGAAATGTTCTACAGATTGATCTGATAATCTTTGCTTCTTCTGCATTATGAGGAGTCATCTTAAACTTTAATCCAAACTCTCTTAGATCTGGTTGGTCAAATAATACTTCTACGTTTGGGTTTAATATCACACCTCTGGTTGATCCAGTAACGTCATTTAATGATAAGTTTCCAGCAACACCAGGAATTGAGTTAATACCTTGAGTAAACAAACTTGCAAACGTACTCTTTAAACCGTTAGGAACATTGTAATCTCCTAGTTTACTAAAGTCACCATTAGCAGCAGCAACAAGACCTCTACCCATACTACTGAATGCTTTAGCATTCCATGATGTTTTTACCTCAGTTGATATATCTTGAGGCATGTATAGAATGACTGGTCTATATCTTTTACTATCTGTTATTGGTTTGAAGTTTGTTGCTGACTGATTGTATCCAATATATCTACTAGATATGTCTTCGTTTCTTCCTGCTGTACCACTTCCTAATCTATCTTGAACATTTTCTGGTAAAAATGGTGGTATATATTTACCAAATTCAAACATCATATAGTCTGAATCTTTTTCAAAATAATCTGAGTTAGGATATCTTAAACTAGTACCAGCATCACCATCATGATTACCTTTTGGAATAGGTACTATAGTTCTATCTTTCCCGTCCTTTCTTGTTGCTTGTGCTAGTTGTAAGTATGCACTATCATTTGTTAGATTAAATTCTTGGACTAGTTCATCACCAGAAGTATCATCTGTTTCAATAGTAGTATCTCTATCGTTATATGCATCAGTTATTCTTATTAAATCAGCAGCAAAATCTTCTTTAACTGTTGCAATATCAGAATCACCTGCTATATAATGCTTCCATGGTAGACTACCATCAAACTCTTTGACATAGTATGTTTCAGTTGCTGGATCATAATAGTAATCCCTTCGTGTCCCACCACTGATATTGATATTGTCTTTCGCATCATTACCAAGATATTCAGCTGTTTCAGGAATTTTATCTATCTTTATTCTCATTTTGCCATAGATACTGATTTTTCTGTTCCATATCCTCTGATCATTCTACGTGCTTTGATTTTGTCGTAGAAGTTTTCATTGGTATCACTCCAGACATCTTCTTTAGAGAAGTTATACTCTGAACCTTTTCTAGTTATAACAAAATCTTCAACTGGGAGGAGGATTGCCGTATCCCATTCTTCAGCAGATAGATCTAATAAAAGACCGTCCACATTAGACTTAAGGTATTTATGGAAGCAAGCCTTAGGTAGGTTGATCCTTCCATTCATTAGATCTCTTATAGCAAGTATCCTTTTCTTAGGTGTCATGTAATGTAAGTTAGCTCCAAAGAATTCATTTGGTTCAGACTTAATACAATAAACAAGCGGAAACTTGTCCCAATATGGTAGATATTTAGATTGTGCTTTGTATTCGAAGAGGTACATGTGACCTTGCACTGCATATCTTCTCAATACATTTGCGTCTTGCTCATCTTCGGGGTCAAAAGAATCATATCTCTCATCACGAATGAATTTTTTATGATCCTTTTTAAATCTAATTACTTCTTCCCTTACAGTATTTCTGTACCATGTAAGGGATTTCTTCTCACCTCCAGTCTTTTGAGATACTTTCTCAAAGATTGTTTCATAACCAGTAGATTCTTTTACAGCAGATCGCTGTATCTCTCCAAATCCTTGTGCCATTTTTCATACTCCTACACTCCTAGGTTTTCTTCAGTTAATATAAGGAAACCCATCTGCCTATCCTCACAGTAGTCTTCGGCAGCATCCCATTTGGCACGGTTTTTAGCGAACGTTAGACAAGCTTTTTTGTAAGCAGATGTTCTTTTATCTTTATGATCATACGGTGGTTTCGTTTGTTTCTTCGGTTTGATTTCGATTATGTACTTAGCGTACGTTCCATCCTTTTTACGAACTTTAATATAAAAGTCAGGATAGTACCGATGGACTTTGTTATCTGTAGGACACCTGTAAGGTATAATATACTCTTCGCTTCCCCACTCTATGATAGAGTTTGTTCTATCACAGAACCTCATGAATTTTTGTTCCCAAGATGACCTATAAATGATAGTGGTAGGATTACCTTTATACTTTTTAGGGTTATTGGGCTTATAGAGTCCTGTCTTTGCCATATATAATATAGATTCCACGTTTTTATTTAGTGTGTCAAGCATAGAGAACTTAATGGGAAAAATAGGAGCTCGTGGGGGAATATCCCGTACGACTACCTATCTCGTAAAATTTGATAGGCCAGGTGGGGATGGTGAAGACCTAACTTTGTTCTGTGATGAAGCACAGTTGCCTAACGTACAGGCTGCTACCGCACAGATGACAGGACGATTTTTAGGTGAAGGTCCTTATCAATATCCGCATACCAGATTGTTCACTGATGTGTCTCTGGGATTCCTTTGTGATGCAAACCTGACTCAGTTAAAGTTTTTTCAGCAGTGGTATGATCAAATTTTTCTTGATAATCAACAAATTCTTGAGGCTGCTGACGTTGAAAATATGATGTCTCAAGGAACTAGGACAAGAGAGAGAAAGACTAGACTTTCTTATCCTGAAACTTATACCTGTACAACTAGGATTACTAAGGTTGAATTAGGTACTACAAATGCGTCAAATTATGTTGGGTATGGTGATAGACCTTCAATTACATATATGTTGGAAGGTTCTTATCCTTATGCTATAGATGCTGTTCCTTTGTCTTATGGATCCTCTCAGGTCACCAGAGTCACTGTTAACTTTCATTACGTAAGACATTCGGTAATTTTCTCTGAAGTGAATCAAAATAAAAATATGGCTCAAGCAAAGAAAGAAGAAACTGCCACCGAATTTTTTGATAGAACAGGAAGACTCCCACCAGGCTAGCAAATTCGGATTTTCGATTCCATAAAATCGGGAAAAAAATCTCCGCACATTTTTCTCTGAAAAAGTCGCTATATATAAATATACGACTTGAATTAGTTTTTATGGCATTACCGAAAGTTGGTTATCCTACCTATGAATTAGAATTGCCTTCTACAGGCAAAACTGTTAAATATCGACCATTTTTAGTAAAAGAGGAAAAAGTACTTTTACTAGCATTAGAGGCAGAAGACGAAAAACAGATTACATCTGCTGTTAAGGATTTAATCAAAAATTGCGTTATTTCGAGAATTAAGGTGGATACGCTACCTTTGTTTGATTTGGAATATCTCTTTTTGAAGATTAGAGGTGCTTCTATTGGAGAAAGCATCACTTTGACTGTAACTTGTCTTGATGATAATGAGACAAAAGCAGAAACAGTCATTAATATTGATGATATCAATGTTTTCAAACCAGAAGGTCATACTAACAAAATTGAGTTGACTGATGAAATGGGTATTGTGATGAAATATCCAAGTATGCAGAGATTCATCGAATTAGACTTTTTACAGAAAGAATTGGATACTGAGCAAGTTTTTGATTTAATTGCTGAAAGCATAGATCAGATATATGACTCTGAAGAGGTATTTGACTCTACAACTACTACAAAGAAGGAATTTCGGCAATTTGTCGAAGGATTGACTACTAAGCAATTTGAGTCAATTCAACAATTCTATGAAACATCTCCAAAATTGCGTCATACGTTTAAAGTGACTAATCCCAAGACTGGAGTTGAATCTGAGTATACTTTGGAGGGATTACAGAGTTTTTTCGTATAGCACTCTTCCATAATAACCTGGAGGGGTACTATAGAATGAATTTTGCTCTGATGCAGTACCATAAATATAGTTTGACCGAAGTAGAGAATTGGATGCCATGGGAACGTGAAGTTTATGTAGCGTTCTTGATGCAATATCTAGAAGAAGTCAAACAAAAGCAACAGGCACAGAATGGCTAGATATCAGTCAACAGTTAGAGGTGATACTTCCCAGTGGATAGCAGGTAAGGTAATGTCTGCTGCTGGCATGGCTAGAGACGAGGCAGAGTCACAGGAGAGGGATAGACAAGCTGGTCTGAATGTTGCTAATAGTGGTAATTTATTTGGTAAGGCATTAGTAAGTGAATTTGGTGGAGACTTCTTTGCCAGAACAATAGGCACTCTTAATCCAAATTCTGATGCCAGGAAAACTGATAGAGCAGCTAGTAAAGCAAGTAGATTTGCTGCAAATTTTCCTAGAACAAAGAAACAGACTGAGGAGGCTGAAGAAGAAGTAAAAAAGTCTAATGAAGACGTTGATCGTGCTGTTGACGATCTTTTGGCAAATGATGATCATATACCAGTAAAAGACGAGAAACTTAGAGAGTATGTTGCTCGTGTTTTTGGTGGTGGTATAGATGCTAAGTTAGCACTGGTAGATCAAAGAGTATCTAAGAGTCTGAATCTTTTATCTGACATAAGAACATCTCATCAGCATAGTATCGATTTGATGATCGATCATAATGAGTTGATTGCAGGTAAATTAGATAAGGTTTTAAATTTATATCAACAACAGTTTGAATTTCAAAATATTCTTAAGGACAAATCACAGGTAGCTCGAGCAGAGAATCAATTAGAACTAACAAGAGATCTTTCAAGAACTAGGAGATATACTGGATTTGGTACTGGAACTGAAACAGGTCAATGGATATTTGGAGCTCTATCCGATATTGTTGGTAGAAAAATTGCTAATGCAGTTTTTGATAAACTTGGTTTAAAGAAAGCAGCTAATGCAATAAAGTCTCGATTAGGTGTAAGAGGTTTTGGTAGAAGAAGACTTGCTACAGCTACTGGTGAAATTATAGGGGGTAAGAATTTCAGGAAGATTTTAATGAGATTTGGACCTGAATATGCAGGTGCTTATCTGACTAGACAACTTGGAAAACCCAGATTTAAAAAATATCTTGAAACTGGTTTAGGAAGAACTTCAATTAGAAAACACCAGAAGACAATTTTATCGCCAAAGGGTTTAGCCCGTCTGGATGCCACCCTCAAATCTGGTATACCTGAAGAATTGTTAGGAGATTTTGGGGATGCTAAAATTCTAAAAGATAGAGCAGCACGTGCAGCAAGAGCTGGACAGAAGAGTGGAGTCCAACAGATGATCAATAAGGGGTTGATCTCTCCTGAACTGGTCAAAGGTATGAAAGGTGTGAGTGCTGATATTGCACCTCAAATGGGGTTACCACCTTCCATTTCAAGAAAAGTTCCTTATCTTGGATCAGATGTTGGTAGTAGAGTTATACAGAAGAAATTTGCTAGTAGTGCAGGCAAAAAAGCAACGAAAAAGGTAGCTACTAAAGCAGGTGCTAAAGCACTTGGTAAGAGTTCTAAATTCATACCAGGTGTAGGTACGTTTATAGCATTAGGTGAAGCAGGATATAGATTCTCTCAGGGTGATACGACTGGTGGTATATTATCCTTACTTTCTGCTGTACCTATACTAGGATGGGGTGTCACCGCAGTTGATATTGGTAGGGATCTTGGGTTTAACCCACTTGGGTTACCACCTCCTCCTGACGCTAATGATCGTTTGAATTATACCGCTAGTGGTGGTAGAATAGACCAGTTTGAACAAGGTAATCCATATGGATTGACCAGGAGAGGAGATAGTATGATGCACGGTACAGAGTTGATTCAAGCAGTAGATCCTAAGAGTGGTATGACCACAAGCCATATTAAAAATATTGGTGATACTTTAGTATCTACTAGTGTTGCAATGGCAAGAGATCTCAGAGTTGATAGAGATATCTCTAATACAGTTTCTTCCTTACCATTTGCAGTTAGAAATATTAGATATAATACTGGTATTAAAACTGCACCAGTTAAATCAAGGGCAACTACTGAAACTTACTTAGAAAGAACAGATAGTTTGTCAGCGTGGGCTAAGGAACAATTTGATAAAAATCGTAAGAAAGAAGAAGTAGAACCAGAAGAAAATAATGGTGAAGGTGGATTTCAACCTATAAAGATGTTTGGAAAATGGTTGCAATCATTTGGAGGAGATGGTGATCATCCTAATCCGACTACTATAACTTTTACAGGTAAGCAAGGTCTAGACCGTTCAGGAGAACCTGGTGTTGATTTTAGTTATGGTGATTATACTAAGAATTATTCATTGTTTGATGGTACAGTTGTTAAGACAGGACATCAAAGTACCAATTATGGTAACGTTGTAATTATTAGAAGTACTGATCCTACCAATGGTAAGGAATTTGATGCTTTGTACGCACACTTTCCTGATGGTGGTATTAAAGTCAAAGAAGGAAAAAAGGTTAGAAGAGGACAATATCTAGGACAAGTTGGTTTTGTATCTGCTCCATCAGGTGAACCAGAACTTCAACCTAATGGTGCTGGTAGGATGTCTGGATATCATACCAGTGTTGATTTCTATGAACCTGATAGTACGGCAACCTATTCTAATGCAAGTTTCTTAACTAACTTGATTATTAAATCTGAAGGTCTATCTCCAAAGAGGAATGACCTATTAGGAGGTATTGAACAGAAAGATTATACTTTTGAGAAAGAGATGATCAAAGAGCATGAAGGACTTAGACTTGACGCATATTATGATAACAACGACAATCTGACAATTGGTTATGGACACTTAATTGATGAAGATTCTCCTGTATATGGTTTGAAGGAAGGTGATGTTATTACTCAAGAGAAAGCTAATGAATTATTTGAGATGGATTTCAAACATCATTTAGAAGCAGCAATGAATCTTCCTGGTTGGGCAGAAGCTTCTGAAAGACAGAGAGCAGCATTGATTGATTTGGTCTTTAATATGGGTCCTTATTTCTTAGATGCATTTCCATCAATGGAAGAAGCATTGAAAAATGGTGATTTTGAAGAAGCAGCAAGACAACTTCAGTTTGCAGATCCAGTTAACAGACCTGGAGTAGAATCTAAGTGGATGAATGATGTAGGAGAAAGAAGAAGTAGTCCTATTTTAAATCTGTTGCGAGATAATCCTATTGATTATGATGAATCACCACATCACAATGATATTAAAGATTTACAAGTGAATAATAATCTTCAAACTGAAATTTTATCAGCAATTAATTTAATGAATGATAATAGACTTCTTGATGATAGTAAATTGTTTAGTCAAATAGAGGAAGATTCTAATACTTTACAGATTGTTATGTTAAATAACACTATAGTTAACAACCAGACTGTCAAGAGGAAGAATAATGTTATTGCTAGTAACAATAATTCTCTTGAGATGTTTAAGTTGGCAAAGTTAGTAGGATAGAATGACTGTTAGATATCAAGCTGTAGCTGACGGAAGTATTGCACCAATGATAATTGGTGCGTTGTTTGATGCTGCCAGTATGGCTAAGTCTGAGAAGGCACGTGCTCATGCTGCTGCTGATAAACTTAAAGTAGACAGAGATATTCTAGGACTTCGTAGAGGAGAATTTTTTGGTGAAGCACTGAAGTATCAGATGACTCCTGGTTTTGTTAGGAGAAGGAATTTTGGTAGTAAATTTAAGTATCCTGATTATTTTAATAGAGGTCAGAGTACACCGTTTGCAAGTCCTATAAATCCTCAACCTACAGCATCTGGTGGTGGTCCTCGTGGGGGTGGTGGTATAGATCCTGAAATAGTACCAAATGATACTATTCTTGGTAATATGCTTAATATTACTCCTGGAGCAATCACTAAGAATGTACAATCAAATACTCCAATGGTCGGATCTTCTGGTACTAGGAGGTATGAAAGTAGTGTTTCGGAGAAGAATAACCCTGTAAATGTCAAGGATGAAAAACTTGGTATATTCTTTGCTGCTATAGCAGAGTCACTTAATAGAACTGTTGCTTCTATTAATCAGAAACAGGGTACTCTAGAGTCTGAGATTACTGCTGCAAATCAGTCCAACCTTGCTATTGCTAAGGGTCTTGAAGTTAGCAATGATGGCATAGGTGATAGGTTAGATGCTATTGCTGGTATATTAAATGAGCAACTTGCACTTGCTAAACAACAAGCTGATCAAGCAGAAACTACTGAGGTAAAGAAAAAATTAGACCAAGAGGATGATCTTTCTGGTACTGAGAGATTTACTGATCTTGATGAGGATCCTAATCAGATAAGACAAGAGAATGAACTTGAGAATGCTTTAGATGTTGATAATGAGGAGTTAGATTTTGGTGGAGTTGATGTTCCTAACTTTGAACAGGGTGGTATAGTTTCTGGTCCTGATAGTGGATACCTAGTCAGGTTACATGGTGATGAGATGATCACACCATTAGATAATAATTATACACAAGGACAACCGAGTGCTGTTGATGGTGTAACTCGTAAACAGTATGAGACTGGAACAGATATACCTGCTCCTACTCCACAAATACCAGCAATGAACTTCTTTGCTCAGAGACCATCTGAGACTTCTGGTAATATAATGAAGTCTCCAGTGAATGATGTTAAGAGAGACAAGTTCAGTGAAGAGAATTTGATGAAAGCAATGAAGTTACCATTTGAGGTTGCTTCATTAGGAATCATGGCTGCTACTGGTAATGCTGTTAGAGCAACACCAGGATTCAGTGGTATGAAAAATACTATAGGATCTGTTATTGATCCTGTTGCTCAAGCATTTAGTGTTAAAGATACAATTAGTGGTAAGGTCAATAATTTATTAGAGACTAAAGCATACCAGTCAGAACAAAGAAATCAGGAGATCTTCAGGAAAGAACAGAGTCAGAATAGACGTGCGTGGTGGGATATATTTGGATTATTCAGAGGTGACAGAGAAAGTGGTGATGGAGGGGATCATGGATATGGTGGTATAGGTGGTCCAGGTTTAAGTGGTTCAAGTAGTCTACAAAACTTATATCATGGAACCAGTAATGCTAGAGCAGCCAGTATATTCTCAGGTGGATTCAAACCTAGCAATGCTATGAGTTGGGCTGGTAAAGGTAAGACATTCTTAACACCAGACTTCTGGAATTCTGCTCAGTATGCTAGACCTGGTGCTACTGGTTTAAATCCTTTCAGTGTTAAGGGTCTTCCAGGAACTGGTGCTAGTAATCTTGGTGCTGGAAGAGGTAAGGTATTAAATGTACTACAACCGAAAGGTTCTGGTCTTAGATTGCCTGGTTGGTTGAAGAATTTTGGTATGTCATCAGAAGTTGCTGTTAAACCTAAACAAGCAACTAAGGGATTGAATCTAGCTCAGAGATTACTGGGTGGTGCATATCCTAACAGTGCTCAAGCAAATATTGCTAGAGGGTTGATGACATCACCAGCAAATAAAGGTTTGGGACTTATGGGTATGGCAAAACCATTCCTTAAGTTTGGATCAAAAGCACTTGGTATTGCAAGTTTCCTTACCGATTTTATATTCCCAGATCCTGTTGGTCAGTATCAAGATATGCATGGTCCAAATGCATACTACAATCATCCTGGATATACTGGTGAGAGACCATCATGGGCAGAACCATTAGCTAATGGTAAAGCAGAAATTGTTGATTTGAATTCAAAGGAACAGTCTCTTAATAGACTGGTTAAGAATGAGGTTGATTTAGATAGTTTAACCCTTAATAGTCAGAACGTTATTACTCATAATACTGAATCTCATGATGAACCATTGTCTCATATTGATAATTCAGCAGAAACGCAGGTCGATCAATATCAATTTGTATACTCAGCATTCAAATAATGTCAGAAATAGTTAGAGCAGAACAATATAATATAAAATTTGTCGCTATTTGGAAAGTAGGTCAAGAGATGGGTGAACCATACGCATATCTTACTGATGCGTTTTCTAGTTTCCAGTATGTTGAGGATTTATTATCACCATCGATATCTGGTACTCTGGTAATTCTTGACAAAGCACTTAATCTACCTGCTGATATGCCTATCACAGGTTTCGAGAAGGTTGTTATTGCTGTTTCAGATAATAAAGGTGATGATCATCAATTTGATTTTCGTGTATGGAAGATTGGTAACAGAGTTAGTACTGAGAAGGGTCAAGCATATACTTTAGGATTGATTGGTGATCAAGGATTAACTAATGAAGGTGTTAAAGTAAATAAGGTTCTCACAAATACTGCTAGTGGAATTGTCAATAGTCTTCTTATAGATTATCTTAATGTACCTTCTGCTAAGATAAAAGTTGAAGAGTCTCTTAATACATTCAAGATAATTCCTGCTGGTAAATCACCGTTTGCAGTAATTAGAGACTTACAAGCTAAAGCAATATCCAAAGAAACATTCACAGCAGGTGGAGGTGGAACATCATCTGATATTATCAGTAATAGTGGTGACACTAATGTAGATACAAAATCAGATAATGTCAAGGATTCTAAAAAACTTAAAGGTACTGCTGGATATTTCTTCTGGGAAGATCGTGATGGATTTAATTTCAAGAGTGTAGATTCTGTTGTATCACCAGATCCAAGTAAATTTGGTGGTTCTGGTAAAGTTGCTGTGTATTCTTATGAACCAGCAAATGTAGATCAGACAGAATTTAAAGATCACAGAAAAATTCAAGAAGTTGTCTTTAGATCTGAGATTGACATGATGAAGAAACTCAGAGAGGGTGCGTATTCTACTGAGTGTGCGTTTTTTGACATAAATACTGGTGTTTACACGGAGTACACATATAAATTAAGTGAAAGCTGGGATGAGATGGCTCATTTGGGACCACAAACTAAACTACCAAAGGGGCAAGAACAATTATCTCAGTATCCAACTAGACGCTTATCTTCTGTGATTAATCATGAAAATTGGTACAATGGTACTGAAGTAGCATCGAACGATGCTTCTGATGAAAGTGACGAACCATCTGAATTCTATGATTCTCAAAAGCAGTATTTGGTACAATCTATCTCACGTGTGGGTACATTGTTCAATCAGCAATTAGCTATATCTGTGACAGGGAACCTAGATTTGAGAGTGGGTCAGAAGATTGAAGTACAGATACCCAACCAAGTTCCTTTAGAAAGCAAGGAAGACCTAGGATCGGTTGATCCAGAACACAGTGGTATCTACTTGATCAGGAAACTCAATCATCAATTTGACAGACCTTCCATGAGTGTCTATACTGTATTGGAATTGATTCGTGACTCTTGGGGTTACGAAGACACAAAATCAGACGCATAACTTAAAGATATGAATACTATAGAAGAACACATTAAGAAAGACCAAGAGATCTTGGAAGATCCTACCACTAGTCCTGCTGCTCGTAGGCACTATAAGGAGGAGTTACACGATCTAGAGGTATACGCAGACCACCACAAGAAGGAGATTGAAGCAGGAGATCACCATGATCCCAACTGTATCGAACTCTTCTGTGAGACCCATCCAGACGAGCCTGAGTGCTTGATTTATGACGACTAATTATGGAAGGACTTAATCAATTATATCCAATCCACCAAATTGGATCCGACGGGTTCGCCTGGTGGATCGGACAGGTTGAGTCGCCTACACATTCTCAGGATGGTGAAGAAAATAAAGATCAGAAACGTTCTGGGAGATATAAAGTCAGGATCATAGGACATCATCCTAGATCTTGCAGTGCTGTAAAGAGTGAGGATCTTCCATGGGCAATCACTATGATGCCTGTGACTACTCCATATTCATCTGGTGCTGTGCGTTCTGCAACGCCACAGTTGGAACCAGGTGATTGGGTTATCGGGTTCTTTTTAGATAAAGAACAACAGCAACCTGTTATCATGGGATCTATTGGACAGGTCGCTAATTCTGGAACACCACCAGGAGAAGATCCTAATCCTGGAGAAGGTTGTAAGAACTTTACAACTTTCATTTCTGAAGATGTCAAACAAGTAGATCAAGATCCAAATAAACCAGTTGAGTTTGATCCTGTTGAGGCAGGACATGCTTTGGATGGTAATCCCTCTGATGGAATTACTAATGGTATCAATAACCTGACTATAGCAAAGTTTGCAGATGCATCCGAATCTAATAGAGCAGGTATTAACTGGACAGTTGAAGTTGCTGATTCATGCGGTAAAGAATCTGACATGAATTCTACATTCAAACGTCTCTTGAGTGAGATGTTACGTGATGCACAACAAAGTAATGGTCAGTTAGGAACATATGTTGTCAACCAATGGACAGGTCAGATCTATGACTATGTTGATATTGGTAGAAAATATGTTAATAAAGCGATCTATATCGTCAGAAAATTTGTTGCTAAAGTCAAAGGATTTGTATTAGAAAAGATCAAACGAGCTGTTGATGATATTGTTAAAGCAATTCTACGTCCTGATGAGAATGGTAATGCTCTCACACCAGTGACTAAGTGGTTTAATAATATGTTAGCAGATCTTGGATGTTCTATGGCAGATCTGGGATTACGTTTAGAAAAGTTTCTTGAAGATTTAATATTTGGTTATCTCTTTGACATTTACAAAGCTGCTGCATGTCAAGTAGACAAGATGGTTAGTGGAATTCTTAATAAGATTCAATCTTTAATGGAGGATTTACTATCCAGTATTCTTGGTCCTCTACAATCTATACTTGGTGCTATAGCAGGTCCGTTGAATATGATCGGAGAAGCAATCAATTATGTATTGAATCTCTTAGGTATTCAATGTAATGGACCTGACAACAGTTGTAATAAAGTTACATCTGTATCTACTAAATGTAAAACAGACAAGAGAGAAGATTTCTTAGATAAATTATTAGAAAGTTTACAAGATCCATGGGACGGTGCTGGTGAAGATTGGGCAACCTATACATGTGAAGAAGCATACGAAGGTGTTACCTTAGAGAATACTGAAGTTACATTCGTGGGTGGTAAACCATCTACTGATGGACTTGAAGATAGAATAATATATCAAGTATTTGATGATGAAGTAGTAGAAGGAGAAAAAGCTAAGATTAGAGTTACTAGAAAAGGTAAGACTGATATTGCTTCTAGTATATTCTATAGAACTATTGCAGGTACAGCAGATTTTGTTGATGATTTTCTAGAGACAAATGGTACGTTAGGATTCTCACCAGGAGAAACAGAAAAGACTATTGAAGTACAAACAATATATTCAGATGAAATAGAAAACCAAGAAGATTTCTTTGTGGTAGCAAGACCAGGAACTCCTGGCACAGTAGCAAGAACATTTACTGATAGTATTGCTAGAGTTGTTATTAATAAATCTCCTCTAGGATCTAGTCCAGATGGTGAAGATATAGAGACAGATCAAGTAACTCCACCATTTGTAAATCCAAATAATCCTAATAATTTTGAGTTTGGAGAGGTCTTTGATACACTAGCAAATGATAATGATAGTGATACTGAAGTACCTGTAACAACATTTCCAACTTATAAAGTTACACCAGACAGGGCATCTGTTAAGGAGGGTGAGTTTATAACATATAATGTAGAGACAACTAATGTTAGAAATGGTACTCTATTCCAGTACCAATTATTTGGTGAAGGTATAACAAATGCTGATATTGTTGGTGGTAACCTATTAGGTCAATTTGTCATTGAGGATAACAAAGCATTAATTGTTGTTGGTATTGAGGATGATGCTTCATTAGAGGATAGAGAAACATTGATACTTGGTATACTTGGTACTAATGCTAGTTGCTCTGTGTATATTGAATCACAATTACAGAATTTTGGTAGAGAGGACTTATTAGATGAGTTAGATGAATCACAACTCATTAATAAGGATAATGTTTATACACCTTCTACGAGACCAGTTGCAGGTAAACCAATTACAGATTCTAAAGGAGGTATCATAGAAGTTCCTATCGAAACACCTGGTACTCCTTATACAGAACCACCTGCTGTTCTTATTACAGGTCAGGGTTATGGTGCTGTTGGAATTGCTTTACTTGATAATAACAATCAGGTTACTGAAGTTAGAGTAACAAATCCTGGATTTGGATATAAACTTAACATACCACAAACAGAACAGAAACGTTGTATCATTGATAGTTTTACTATGTTATCTCCTGGTACAGGTTATAAATCTGCTCCTAAAGTATATGTTGATGGTGATCCATACGCAGCAGAAGCTATCGTGGAGAATGGATTTGTGGTTAGTGTTAGAATTAAAGATAGACAGAAAACATTCACTGAGTATCCACGAGTCCAAATTATAGGTGGTGGTGGATATGGAGCAAGATGGATCCCATCCTTTAGTTGTCTTAGTGCTGAGGCTCTTGTTAAGGTTGGATCTGCTAAGATTGGTACTGGTTCTTATATTGATTGTCCCTAATGGCTTTATCAGAAATAAACAGAAACGAACAACTGAGAAAAAAACAGATCGAAGCATCTAGGGCTGATGAGAAGGAAGATGTCCAGATTACTCGACAAGTCACAGTTATATTTCAGAACAAAGAATATGTTCTGAGAACTGATGGTGGTGATTTAGATGCCCGTAACAAACTAACAGGTCACGGGTTTACTATCACACAGTCTGGTGATTTTATCTATGTTTCTGGTCCAGGTGGTAAAGACAACCCCTGTGGTGGTAGGTTTATGATAAACACCACTGGTGGTAAGTTAGAGAAGCATGGCGGTCCTATTATTCAGGAAGCGATAGCAAATAAAACTAATGCTGTTGAGACAGGTGAAGAAAATAGTACTGATGGACTAGCAAGATCAACAGTATTATATGGTGATGACAAAGAAGAGGTTGAAGGTGATAAGAGAATCAGTGCTCTTAATGTTGTTATTGAGGCAACAGATTTATTAACTCTTATTGGTCATAATGGTATTATACTGCAAGCAGGACCCAATGGTGGCGGTCCTATTACAATGCAAGCAGGTACTATAACACAGGTTGCTTCTAATAAAGAAGAATATATTATAGGACAGAAGATGACTGTAGCATCTGAGAATACAGAAGTCAACTATGATCCTAGAGGAACTAAAGCATTAATCTCACCAGGTCACCAGAGTATCAAGTATATGGGTGATGTTAAGCATCAGGTTATGGGTGCTTATAGATTAGATGTTGCTGGTATTTCAACAAGTCCTTTCATTATTGACAAGAAGACTGGTATTGCTATCAATACAAAGTCAGGAGATTTTAAACTTGGAACTAATCTTGGTAGTATGCATATCATGGCTACTGGTGCTCTTGCATGTCCTAGTTTTGATGGTATCAAACCAGGAACAATCAATATGAACTCATTACTAGGACTGAATCTTAAATCTACAAGTCCAGCACTAGGAAAAGTTAAGATTGATACTGGTGTTACAGAAATTAATTCTAGTGCTAACGTTGATGTGTCAGCAAAAACTGGCATTTCGTTGACAACTGAGACAAAAGACATCAAGATAGAGGCAGAGGCAGGTAACGTCGATATAGATGCTGGTCTCAAAATATTCCTAAATTAGTGTGCCAGTTGCACAACTGTCACAAGGACGGTTGACCGATCCCGAAGAAAATGTTATCCTTATAAATAACTTGAAGTAAATGCATTACTACTAGTTAATTATACTTATAGAAGGTATTAGTTTTCCTTATATAAGTATTTGATCAACCTCCCGAATGACTCAATTACTCTCGCTAGGTAGGTGTCCCGTACAAAACGGAAGATTGTCGGTCTTCCTTCCATCCGTAGGTTAAACTCTACGAGACACTTAAAATACAAACATGTCTATTAAATCAACAATCGCTGCTGTTGCAGCATCTCCATTCCTTCTC